CTGTTTGGATAATTAGTTGCCATTAAAGCTTGATTATGAAAACAAAGACCTGGCTTCGAGGGTGCACCACCACCGTCAGCTCCTCCATTTCTATCTGAGAGACTGCCCAGATATGTTTGCTGTTGATTTACTGTAAAATTTTGACCTTTTGTTGTCAATGCCATTGCTAACTCCTTTAAAGTTGTTTATTAATACGCGACTTTAACTTTTTTCTAGCTTCTCGAATTCGATCAACCTTTTTTAAAAGTCTTGATTCATGAATCTTTAAAGCTTTCATATAATCAATATCTTTTTCCAATTGCTTAGCTTCTTCACCGGGTTTATACTCGATCGCTTTAACCTTTGACGTGTCTTGAACTTTACCTGTAAGAGCTTCATTTTGCAATTCAGCCACTTCTTTAAGAATAAGAACTCTAAGACTTTTTGATGTTAAACGATTTATCTTTTTTTTCATAATAGTCTCCTATAAATCAATTCTTATATAAATATATTGATCAGGCTTTTTTTCCAGTACTGAATGCAAGTTCTGACCAATTACTAGCCCCACTAAACATATCTGAGGGATTATTTTCAAACGCAACCTGTGCTGCTTGATCAGCCGGCACATAAGAGGTTTTGCCATGTCTAGATTCATTTTGACTTTGAAGGGTTGTTTGAGCCGTATCTTTAAATATCTCTGTCATCATAGGATCTTCTGTAAGATTACTAGCGATGGCACCAACCTTTTGCTCGTCTAGTTTCCTTCGTTTTTCTTCAAGCTCTAGATTTTTTCTTTCATTTAAGGTTGATCTTTTTCTTTTATTTTCTCTTAAATCAATAGAGGGAGAATCGCCTTCAATACCTTCCATTAAAATTTCAACTAAGCATTCTTTGACAATACTCTTTAATAATGATCTATTAACTTTAGCCATTTAAATCTCCATTATGATGCGGCGGCTGCGACAGAATACATTGCGGAGACCCCGATCAATGATGACGATGCCGTAATAGTTGCTGCTGTTGTAATACCTGAAAGGTTCACTATCCCTAGATCTGGAAACTCTCTTATGCTAGTTAACCCAGCAATTAAGTCTATTTCTAAATCATTAACAGCATTAGGAACAAATATTTTGATAACTTTGCATTTTAATTCTAACGGGGTGTTAATAGTATTTAAAGCTACGGCTGTAATATAATTATCGCCTTGAATTCCCAAAGAGGAAGAATAGTCCCCGAAACCAACCCTTATGCCAGTAGCTCCTGTGCCTACTGTCCCACCTAGCTTAAGCTTTATCCATTTAGAAACATAGGGAAGCGTAATAGTAATCATTTTGTCTCCCGACAGTGCACCGACAGCCTTATAAAGGGTGCAAGGTATGCCACTTACCTGAAATTCTGATACCATACCATGGTGTGTTTTAGGATATGATTGCAATCCTCTACTACTTCCTGTATTAAAATATGCCATTTATTTTCTCCAATCTAATATATCATTAAAGATTCTATCAATTCTGTCAGTAGAGTTAAATAATTCTTTTAATTCTTTATTTGAAATTTCTCTACCCTCTTTCATCATAAAGGCCCCAGGCGTAGAGGGCTCAGAAACAAAGTCCCAGCATATCAATTGAAAGTCATCCTGTACTACTTGATTATCACCTTCTCTCCTAGTAGAACCAACTCCTCTAGAGCTAATTCCCAATGTTACCCCGGAATTAACTAAACTTTTTAGTATATTTCCACTCGGGGTATCCAATATTTCTACAATACCGTAGCATACATCCCCGTCCATATATGCTTCGCGAACAATATGAGATGCATTTTTTAGTTCAACTACTGACGAATCGGGGTGATCTAATTCACCTAGAGCTCTATTTTCCCTAATAAATTTTTGATAATTTCTAACTTCTCTTTCTAATACTTCCATAGGGTAAACTCTACCGTTTTGGTTAAGTGTATTAGCTTTTTGAAGTATACCTTTCATCGTATATTTTCCGCCGTTTGTTGCAGCTTCCTGAATGGATTTTTCTTTGTTGAAAGTCCAAGCCTCCCATTCAGTTAAAAGTTTCAATTTATTCATTTAAATCACCTTTTAATTCTTTTTGTAATTGACTTATTGTAAGATATTTTGAAATAAGATCATCATTAATATCCGTTGTTTTTAATTGCTTAATTTCTTCTAAAACATTAGAATATTTCTCTTCCAAAATATTATTATTACAATTGGCCATATAACTGGACAATTCATTAACAGCAGAAGACTTTATAATAAATAGCTTTTCCGAAATTAAATTTTCATCTTTATCCTTAGAAAAGACATATTCTTTAATTATCTCGGTTTGATCTTTATTTAATTTTCTTCCGTATTTTTTATTAAATTTTTCAGTCATAATCTTTAAAATTAAGCCGTTAATATCCGGATCTTTTTCTTTATCTAATGAAACTATTTTTTTCTCCGAAATTAGCATATCGTGTACTTTGCTTTCGTATATAGCTATTTTTTGAGGATCTTTAAAATTTTCTGATTTTCGCCAATCATTAAAAAGAGATTGAACAGTAGCAAAATCTTTATAGCTAGAAATTCTTTTATTATAAAAATCTTTTCCCAGAGAGTAATTAATTTCTTTGATTAACCGACCTTTCTCTCTTTCTAATAAGAGATCATTATGATTTTTAACTGCTTTTTTTGATTCTATTATGATCGTGGCTGCCAAAGATGCATTTTTTATATAAGTTCTAATTAAAGATTGAAAAAGTTTATGTTCTTTATATATTTCTGTGCCAGGCCTAAAATACTTTTTAATAATATTTTTACTAATTTTTGCTTTATCCATGTCGTTATCTATTAAAGCCTTACTAACTGTAAGAATCAATTGCTCGTAGATAATCCCGACATTTCTTTTTTTGTTGTGGGATTTTTTATTCATTATCATTCTCCAATAATATATCGCCTATTTCATATTCAAAATCTAAACTTTTATCTAGATCTTCTTTTAATATTTCTTTAGAGCCTATTGCGGCTGACATTTTCTCTAACATTTTTCTAGTATTTAAATCTAAACTCGGACTATAACCTTTAACAACATTATTATTATTTGGCAGTTCATCAATTAAAAGAGTGTCTACTAAAGATTCTTTAAAAGCAGACCTTATAAAATCTTTGTCATAGGGATCGTTTAAAGAATCTTGAGCTCTTCCGGCTTTTCCTGTTAATACCATGGTTTTTAAATCTGGCATTTCTAAATCTGCCGGCCCGTATTTAACCTTTCTTGATTTTTTAATGGGCTCCCCAAATGAATTCAATTTTACTCTAGAATCAGCACTAATTTTTTTACTAGTGTTAACAATATTTTCTAAATCGATTTCATCTAAATCTTCTTCTTCTTCTTCTTCATCTATTTCTTTTAAAGAATTAGAAGTTTTTACCGGAAGAGTATCATTTAATAATTGACCGGTAAGAGTATCGGCAGCGAAAAGATCGCCGGCATCATCTCCACCCGTATCATCAGCTGGGGTGTCATCTCCTCCGCCTGGAAGAGCTGTACCTTCAAGTTTAAGATCTTCTAGTTTATCTTTTAATTTTTCTTCCTCTATTCTATCGATATCATCACTCGAAAGACCCATAACATTTTTACGAATCCATGCTCTACTTACTAAACCTTCGGGAGCGGTACCAGCTATGGTAAATCTTTGATTAATTAATTCAAGCTTTTGCGATTGAGCTAGTGAAGAAGGATTTGATAAGTTAAGATTAAAATCTAAAAGCTCTTCGCCTTCGAAACCGTGAGAATAAAGATGAATCATCGCCAGTTTATTCAATTCAGAAATAATAGTTTTTTGAATTCTTTGAATTGTCCGAGAGAATCTTATATCTTCTTGAGCTAAGGTAGCCTTAGAACCTATATCTTCATCATATCCTAAATAAGCTTTAGGAACTTTAAGAGCAGCAAAAAGTTTTTTCTGAATATATTCTACATCTTCAATAGCTGATGAATTTGTCCCACCACTTAAGTTTTCAATTTTTGTCCCAGAATCTCCTCCGCGGACTGGTATAAAATAATCTTCGTCAACAGATAAAGGATTATAACGAAGATCAACCTGTCCGGATGACCGATCAATAACCATATTTTTCTTAAGAGATGATTTTGCCTGTTCTAAATAATTGGCTACATCCTCCGGAGGTACATTACCTACATCTATATAAAAAACTCTTCTATCTGGCGATCTAATTACCCGGTAAACTAACATAGCATCTTCAACTAATATTAGTTGGCGCCATATTCTTCTTGCAGATTCTAAAACTGAAGATCCATATGGAAGAAAAGTGTCGTTACCTAGAAGTCTAAAATGAGATATTTGCCAATTTTCTAAAACTGTATTACCTTGAGTAAGCCACCTAAATCTTGTTGCTGAGGGATCATCCGGATCGAAGCCTTCTTCTCTTTCTATCTCTGCAATTGGAATTGGATATGCGTTAGTTACTCCAAATTCTGGGTGTACATCATTAAATAAGAAAAAATCGCCATATTTGCAAAGATTTCTAACCCACATCACCATATTAAAGTTGACGTTTAATGTATCATAGAAAAGGGTTTCTAATAATTCTTTTATTTTCCTATTTTCGGAATAAACATGTAAGACTTGCCCTTCTGAATCTTCCGAAACTGTTTCTTCTGCATATATATCTAAAGCCGAAGCTATTTCTGGAGTTGATTCCATTTCACCAAAATCACTATATCTAGCCATTCGATCGAAAGAACCATAGGCTGCTAGCGTAGAATTATAAACATCACTATGATGCTTTTTAAAAAGATCGATAGCTGACGAATTCGAATCAGATTTTGATATTTTTCTTACTTTTCTTTTTATAGTTGGACCAGATCGGAATAACTTAGTAAGCCGATTAAATAGCGATTCTTCTGCCATAATTTACCCTTTATTAATATAAATATGCTCTATTTAACTAACCAGCTAAAATCCTTTGACGGATTTTCTCCAGATGGCCAAATCTTTCTTTGCTTTCCTAAATTATCATCAGTATAAATAGGCGCATTTCCTATAACTGTATCGTTTATAGGTGTAGAATTAACGGAGAAACCAGCCAACATAGCTTTATTAATATCAACTGTATTCTTATGATAATTAGGATCAGTGTCATATAGCCAATTACCAATAGCTAAAGCCATTATCAAATCGTCATGAGCCCCCTTTCTTGCTTGGGCTTTAGTTCCTTTCCATATAAACGTTTTAATTTCTTCATAAAGCCTAGCAGAGTATACCTTAATTGATTTTGTCCTTAAAGATTCTTCTAATTTAGTTAATATTTGATTTCGGCTTTTAGCGTTAGTTTGAAAACCGACTTTGCTAAGATCAGTTTCCCCGTATAAACTATTATATCTATCTTTTTCATTTTTAAAATAAAGATTTTTATATTCTAAATCTACTAGCTTCATGATTACGGCGTAACCGTATGTATTACTTTCTGGGCAAAGAAGCGCTGTATTATATCTACGACCCGCTTCAGCCATAACTTGAGCGAATTTATCAGGAGGAAGTTTGCCTCTATATTCTGCAACAACTTCAGAAGCTTCTGTATCGATAACATGAAAAGTAGAATAATCATCAGCATCTCCGCGAGATACATCTGCTGCCACTATATATTTTTTACTAGATATAGGATACTTCCAAACCCACACTCCCATATCAGGGCCCCACTTATCGATTGGATTCTTTATCCAAGCCCTAATTTCTTCTATGTTTTCAGATTGTAAAAAAGTTTCTCCAGAAGCTTGAAAATCGCACATTAACTCTTGTGCAATCTGCTTAGGAGACATGTTTTTAGTTTCTGAATCAAACCACTCATCATCTCTTTCAGGATGTACGTCCCATTGTAATTTGGTCGGACTAAATTCATTTTCTTTAGATTCCGCTTTCATCCAAATATCATAATATTGACCACCAACACCATTAGGAGTAGACAAAATTATAGCACTACCGCCAGTTGACAAAGTCGGATATAATCCCATCCAAAGATTATCAAAGTTTCTTACAAAGGCGGCTTCGTCAACTATAAGTAAAGAAAGAGCTTCTGACCGGCCTGCATCATCTGAAGTTGGAATTGCTTTAACTACTGAGCCGTTAGAAAATTCTAAACTTTGCTTATTATTATTAACAATCCCTGGCAATAGAAGCCACTTCGGCATACTTTGTATACAAAACTTGACTTTTCTAATAAAATTTTGTGCGACAGCTAACTTGGTTGCAATAATAAGGATATTTTTATCTTTATGAAATATTGCCAACCAAGCGGCGTATGCAGCTGCAATAGTTGAAATCCCGAGTTGACGGCTTTTTAATATTATATTAAATCTATTGCTTTTAAAAGAATCGACACAATCATCTTGAAAAGGAAAAGTCTTAAAGGGTATAGCACCCTTTTCAGCATGCTGAATCTTTACATATTTATTGAAAAAATATACAGGGTCTCTTCCGCACTTAATTATTTCTTTGACTTGTCTTTGCTTTTTAAGTGATGACATATTATTTAAATTCTAACTCAAATATAATTTGTCTTCTATACCGACCTCTTATAAGGCCAGGGTTAAAACTTATTGACTCCATAATCGGTTCGAGTACTTCTAGCTCTTTTACTTTCAAAGTTTGACCTGACTTATCTTTAAAATCTTTTTTTATTTCTTTTAAAGCCTTATTTAAAACTTCAACTGATTCTTTATCTAAAGATTTTTTTTGTTCTGTCATTCCTAATTTTGGACTGAAGTTATAAGCAGTCTCGAATCTTAAATTAAGAATAAGCTTATTTACGTTAGCGCCATCAGCATCTAAGCTGTTGTCAACGACACTACTTAAATTATGATTATCGGCATATCCTCTTTCTCTAATAGCAGATTTGCCAAAAGTTGCGTTTAAAACATTTCCTAGGATATTAATTTTTCTAGAATCTATCATTTTTTTCTCCATTGTGCATGTTAATAATTATAGATAAGAAACTCTATTTATTTCTTCTTTAGCCGGTCTCCACCCATTTTTCCATTTTTCTTTATTTGGGTAAGCAAAATATAAATAGCATATTTCGCAGCAATTCCAACTTTTAAATTTTAAGACATCCTGCAGATTTCTCATGGCTAGATTGCAAACAGGACAATCAGCTGGAACTATATTAATATTTTTAGGTTTAATTATAATTAAATCTTTATTTTCTGTATAGTGTTTATCACTTATTATATCCATAATATTTTACTATCTTTTCCGTATTTTTCTATTTCAATCACTTCGTCAACTGAATCTTTTATTACATCGACATGGCTAATAATAAATATTTGTTTATAATACTTTTTTAATCGATGTAAAAGAGAAGTAACAGCTTCAATATTTTGAGGGTCCAAAGATCCAAAGCCTTC